TTGAGAGAGCTACTGAAATTAGTAGAAATAAAGTACGGATTGAAGCATTTGAAAATTTTATTACTAAACTCTAAACTTTTATAAATAAATACAGATAATAGTAATTATACTATTCAATTTTTAATAGAACAAGGGGAGAAATCCAATGTCTGAAGAAATTTTGGAAAATACATCTGAAGAGATCGCAGAAGAAATTTCTTCGGTACAAGAAGAAGTTATTGAAGAAAATTCAAAACCACGTACTAAAGCTGGAATGATGAAAGCCATTTATGACCAACTTAATACATTGAAAAAAGCTGAACTATCTGATTCTTATGAGTCAATCATCGGAGCTACACTTGCTGAGCAAGACGACGATGAAGAAGAAGATGATGATGAAGATGAAGTAGAAGAAGGAAAATTACCTCCCGCACTACAAAAAGCAATTGATAAGAAAAAAGGTAAAAGCAAAAATGATGACGAAGAAGAGGTCAAAGAAGTGAAAGATGTTGAAGATTTAGGTGGTGAAACAGGAGCCGGTTCTCCTAAGAAAGCTTTGAAAGTAAGTCTTGTAAAAGCTGGTAAGAAAAAAATAAAGAAAGAAGATCTTGAAATTAATGTTGAAAAAGATGTTAAGGCATTAATGGAAGGAGAAGAAACTCTTTCTGATGAATTTAAAACTAAAGCTGCAACGATTTTCGAATCAGCTGTTTCTACTAAGATTTTGAGCGAAGTAAATTCAAGGATTGAAATACTAGAAGGAGAATATGCTCAAGAACTTGAAGAAGCAAAAGAAGAACATTCAACTCAATTGACTGAAAAAGTTGATAGTTATATGAACTATGTTGTGGAAGAATGGATGAAAGAAAATGAGTTGGCTGTTGAAAGAGGTATTCGATCAGAATTGGTTGAAGATTTCATGACAGGACTCAGGAATCTTTTCCAAGAACATTATATTGACATTCCAGAAGAAAAAGTTGATCTAGTAGATGATCTTTTTGGAAAAGTTGAAGAACTCGAAGGTAAACTCGACGAAGAAATCAACAGGAGTGTAGATCTAAAAAAAGAACTTTCTGAATATAAGAGAGAAGAAACCATTAGAGAGGTTTCAGATAATTTGGCTGACACAGAAAAGGAAAAACTTTCTAAGTTAGCTGAAGGTATTGAATATGAAGACAAAGAGCAATTTAATGAAAAACTTGGAGTCTTAAAGGAAAATTATTTTCCGACTAATGAAGCCAAAGCCGAAACTACAAGTGACGAGGACCCAGTTACTAATTCAGAAGAATTAAATGAAAAAGTAAAAGATCCTACTATGACCCACTATGTTGATGCTTTAGCCCGGTTTGGTCAAAACACATAATATTTTAACAATTTTAACAATAAACAATTTTAGGAGATAAAAATGTACCTAGCTGAAGGACTTCAAAAGAAATGGGCTCCAGTTTTAGATCATCCTGATATGCCTGAGATCAAAGATCCGTATAAGAAAGCTGTTACAGCTATTCTTTTGGAAAACCAAGAGAAAGCTCTCGCAGAAGAAGGTGGATCGACTCAGGGATTGTTACAAGAAGCAGTTCCTGTAAACTCTACTGATTCTACTTATCAGACATATCAAGATCCCATCCTCATTTCAATGATTCGGCGTTCAATGCCCAATCTTATCGCATATGACGTGTGTGGTGTACAACCAATGACTGGTCCCACTGGTCTAATTTTTGCTTTGAGGGCAAAATATTCGACACAAAGTGGTACTGAATCACTCGTAGATGAAGCAGATACATCATTTACAAGTTCTGGATCACACATTAACTCAGGAACAGCTGGTGTAACCGGTGCGCAAGGTGGTTCACCCGCCTTAACCTTAATTCAAGGTTTAGCAACGGCAACAGCTGAAGCTCTGGGTGACTCCCCTGAATTCGCTGAAATGGCGTTTGCAATTGACAAAGTTACTGTCACAGCAAAATCCAGAGCGTTAAAAGGTGAGTACACAATGGAACTTGCTCAGGATCTTAAAGCCGTTCATGGTTTGGATGCTGAAACAGAACTAGCCAATATTATTTCGCAAGAAGTGTTGGCTGAAATCAATCGTGAAGTAATGAGAACAATTTACTTCTCAGCTAATCACGGTGCACAACATAATACATCAACAGCTGGTGTGTTTGACCTTGACGTTGATTCCAACGGTAGATGGTCAGTTGAGAAATTCAAAGGTCTGTTGTTCCAGATTGAGCGCGATGCAAATGCAGTAGCTGAGAAGACAAGGCGTGGAAAAGGTAACGTCATTATTTGTGCTCCTGATGTAGCTTCTGCCCTTTCAATGGGTGGAGTGCTGGATTCAGGTGGTGCTTTAAATGTTGACAGTACCGGAAACACCTTTGTTGGAACTCTGGGCGGACGTTATAAAGTTTTCATTGATCCATATGCAAATGCTTCCGCAACTAATTTCTATGTTGTTGGATACAAAGGTAGTTCAGCATATGATGCTGGTATTTTCTACTGTCCGTATATACCACTTCAAATGGTGCGTGCGGTTGGTGAAAATAGTTTCCAACCAAAAATTGGATTCAAGACCCGCTATGGCATGGTTTCCAATCCTTTTGCCAACTCGACTGGTAACGGTGTTGTAACAACTGCTAATGATAACTACTACTACAGAATTGTCAGAGTTGACAATTTGATGTAAGTTAAGTCTTTAGGAGTTACTACCCCTAAAGAACGTGAGAAGGGTGATTACTTAATTGTAGTCACCCTTTTTTTTTGTCCTAACTAAATATTACAGAAAGGATATTCCATTTATGTCTGCATTACAAGATCAACCAATCAATACTAGTTTTTTAAGTCCTATTGGGTTTAAATTTCAACTTAACAATTTTCCAGCAGTAAACTATTTCTGTCAGTCTGCTTCTTTGCCTGGGATTTCTATAAGTTCTATTAGTGTTCCTACACCATTAAAAGCCATAGACATTGCTGGGGATGAAGTTACTTTTGAAGAGTTGTCAATAAAATTCATAGTAGATGAAAATATGAAAAATTGGTTATCAATTTATGATTGGATTATCGGACTTGGATTTCCAACTAAAGAGGGCCAAGAAAAATATAAAAAATTAACAGAAGATTCAGAATTGACTACTGACGCAACTTTAACTGTATTGACCAGTAATATGAATCCACAGATAAATTTTCGATTTAGAGAATGTTTCCCATTAAGCCTTTCTTCAATTGCATTTGATAGTGGTGGAACAGATATAGATTATGTTACTGCAGATGTTTCTTTTCGTTATGATGTTTATACGGTTCAAAACCTACTCAACAATGATGTATCATACGAAGGAGCACGAGCTTACCCATCTGGTGAAAAACCCCCTACAGATGACCTTAGCGGGGCATAAACAACCAGTTTAATTATTATTTAAGGAGGTGATTTGAAACTTGAAGATATTCAAGAACTTTGGCATAGAGATAGTGAAATTGATTATACAGAACTGGGTACAGAATCCATCCGTATTCCACAAATTCACGACAAATATCTTAAAATTTTTACTGATGAACGAATCAGACTAAAAGGAGTTGAGTTTGAACTATCTAAAATGGTTCGGACTAAGACTGAGTATTATTCTGGTAAAATGTCTCAAGAAGAACTTGAACGACATGGCTGGGAACAATATTTGGGAAGACTTCTCAAGAATGAAATAGCTAAATATATTGAATCAGATGATGATGTAATCAAATTGAAACAACAATTAGTAGTCCTACAGGAAAAGATAAACTATCTAGACTCTGTTATTAGGATGATAAACAATCGGGGATTCCAGATTAAGAATGCTTTGGATTGGTTGAAATTTTCTCATGGAAATAATTAACATATCTAAAAAAAATGAAGTCTATATCCAGATAGATTCTGAAGCTTCAACTGCTCAGGAAATTTGTGACCATTTTACTTTTATGGTGCCTGGCTACACATTTATGCCAGCATATCGTAATAGAATTTGGGATGGAAAGATAAGACTTTTTAATGTTCATAGCCGTCTTCTTTATGGGGGATTATTTGAACATCTTTGTAAATTTCTTTATACTAGAGATTACAAGGTAAAATTTCAATCTGACTTTGAAGTCG